AGTTTGAGTTCTGGATGCGCCCGTTGACTTTGGCGCAACGGGCAAAAGCGCAGAAGCTGGCGGGCAGCGATGATGCCACTGCCTTTGCCCTGCAGCTGTTGGTGATGGTGGCCAAAGACGAAAATGCTCAGCCGCTGTTTGCAGCGGGCGAGATCGCAGAACTGAAGAACGCCATCCCCGCGAAAGTGGTTGACGACCTGATGTTGGCAATGATGGACGCCAAGCCAGGAGAGGACGAAGAGGAGGAGGAGCTGAGCCCCAAGCCCTCACAGCCATCTTCAAGGAAGACGGCGAGCTGAGCTTCTGCTTCTTCTTGGCCAAAGAGCTAGGAATGACAGTGCGTGATCTGCAGGAGCGGATGACGCCTGAAGAGCTGTGCCTGTGGTCCGGCTACTACAGCTACCAGGCCGAGCGTGAAGAGGAGGCTAGAAAACGGGCAGCGCGGCGTCGGTAGACTGCACTTACGGCGCCGTATCAAGCCTTGGCACAGTATTCGGTTGACATCGTTGCCAAGGTGATGGGCGGCCAGGTTGTCAATGCGCTGGCTGCTGCTTTTAAGCAAGTTGATACGGAAGCGAGACGGGCGCAAGGCGGGACAGATGCCGCTGCCAACAACATCAGGAGATTGGGCGAGAACTCTTCTGGGGCAGCAGAGAAAGCCAGGGGCTTAGCCGCAAGTGTTGCGGGCATTCTTGGCCCGATCATTGGCGTCACTTCAGCGATGGCGCTGTTCTCGCAGTCGATCACAGCAGCATTTGAGCGTGGCAATGCCGAGCAAAGGTTGAAAAACCTGACGAGCAGCACGCATGAATATGAGACGGCGCTAGCCGTTGCCGGGCGATCAGCTGAAACCTTTGGCCTGTCACAGACTGAAGCAACGAAGGCCCTTGGTGATGTGTATGGGCGCTTGAAGGGCGTTGGTTTTGGCCTGAAGGAAACGTCGCAGATCTATGACGGGTTCAATGCTATTGCCAAGCAATCTGGCCTTGCCGCAGAAGAAGCTAGCGGGGCATTCTTCCAGCTGAGCCAAGCATTAGGCAAAGGCAAGCTGAATGGAGACGAGTTCATCACGGTGTCCGAGAGGATGCCGCAGCTGTTGGATGCCATCGCTACAGCAACTGGGAAGAGCCGTGGCGAACTGTCAGCGATGGCGCAGGATGGCAAAATTACCAGCCAAGTGCTGTACGAGGCACTGTCTAGCGCGGCCCAAGCAGCTGGTGATTTGAATGCCAAGCTGACACCACAGCAGCAGGCGATGAACAATCTGAAGCAGGCCGCCGATGCGTTGTTTGTCGCCATCGGCGGCGTGTTTGCACCGGTAGTCATCGCCGGCGCGGCGAAATTTGCAGAAGGGATGCAGGCGGTGGCCGATTCAATGCCGCAGGTTGCTGCTTACATACAATCGCTAATGGGGCCACTAGTTGCCATTGGCCAGATCCTCCTGCCGGCTGTTGGCGAAGGTTTCAGGCTGGTAATCGAGAACATAAAAGTTCTGGCTCAGATTGCCACGTTCTTCGGCACATTCGTAGGCACGCTGAAAGCGATTGCTTTTGTCACCGATCTCTATACCAAGTCTGTGCTAGCGCTGGCTACTGCCAAGAAGGTGGCAGCAGTGGCGGCAGCAGCGCTGCAGACGATACTCAACCCCGCAAACGCGCTCAAGATAGCCGTTGCATTAGGTGCCGCAGCTGCTGCTAGCTACGGCATAGGCAAGGCAATGGATGCCGCCGCCGAGGCTGCAGGTGGCGTAAAGGCTGAGACCACTGATCTCGGGCCTGGAATCGACGCAGCACTCAATAAGTACAGCAAGCTTCCTCCCATCGTCGATGACGCAAAAAGCGCTGCGAAGGATCTAAAAGCTGCGCAGAATGAAGTTACGCAGGCAATCCAGTCTTCTACGCAGGCAGCTGATGCGCTGGCCCAGACACAAGCGACGGCTGTTGATCAGTCGCTAAAGCTTGCACAGGCGCGGCTACAGGCAGAGACCGCAATTAACAACGTCCTGTTGGAGCAGGCAGAGCGGCAGCTGCAGGGAGCCAAGACCGCATCAGATCGAGAAGTAGCAGCACGCCGCATCTATGACCTAACCGTTGAAAATGCTGCAAACGAACTACGAGCAGCGGAGCTGCAGATTGAAGCAGAAACCAAAAAGGCTCAGATCCAGCTGGATTCAGCACGAGTCAAAGAGCGCGAGATTCAAGCAACAGTTGCATTGGCCCAGGCGCAAGGTGCTGTGACAGCCGCGCACTATGAGGCGTTGGCTGCGCAACGTGCTGCCGTTGGATTGGCTGAGAAAGCGCTTGATACAGCAACTGCTATTGCTGAGGAGCAGGGCCGTGCGGCAAAGGCGGTTTACGACGGCAGGGTTGCAGCCGCTGGTGCCGCATACGAGCAGAACAGGGTGCTGGAGGCAACAGTGGGCGCCGCATCAGCCGCAGGGCAGTTTGCTAGCAACATGCAATCGGCGGCATCCGCAGCGCAAAGTGCCGCTAGTGCCATGGAGTCTGCGTCGGCAGCAGGATCGGGTGGAGGGCGCAGGACTCAATCACAAGGCTCGTTCCCCGTCAATACCAGTTGGTTTGGCAAGGCCGGCTCCAATGCCGCTTTCATGGAAGCTTTCAAGGCGGCTAAAGCAGAATACGACAAGAAAAATATGGCTTCAAGCACGGCCAGCCCCATTGGCATGAAAAACCAAGAGGCGTTCTGGGACTACTGGCTCAAGCAGGCGACAGAGTTCAACCAAAGGTCCGCACAAGAAGCTAAGCAGGCTGCCGCAGATGCCTGGAATAAGATAATGCCGCATTCACCCATAGGGAAGAGTGGGTGGCGTCCACCTGCGAATGAGCGGCTCGATCAGGCCATCGCTCACTATGGCGGTGGTCAGCCAAGCGCACAAAACAACGTCCCGCAAACTGCCGAAGTCAACGTTGAATACAACGGCACGATTCTGCGCAACAACGACGGCGACTTTGTGAAAACTACTGAAGTGCCGAATATCGTCAAGACTGCCGTTGACAAGACTTTGAGTGTGATCAGGTCTGACCCACAGGCACGCCGTCAAGCAGGTGTGACCCGATGAGCACCACAGCGATTGCGGGTTTCATGGAGGTGATGACAGCAAATGGTTCTGTCATCCGTCAGTGGCAGAACTACTGGTTTGAGCAGACCGTGGAAGGGTACGGCCACTTACCGTTCAATCTGAGCGAAGCGTTTTCAAGTTCATCATCGGGGCAGCAGTCAGCCACGGTTACGCTGCCGATCTCAGAGTCTGTGCTGACTGCCGTCGAGGATGCTTTGCGTTTGGCGCACCTGTTTCGGCTGATGCTGTATCAAGTGGATGCCAGCAGTGCTGCCGACCCATCAGCAAGGCAGCTGATTACAGAATTTATAGGCGAGGTGATTTCAGCTGAGGTTGAAGTCGCATCAGTCACGGTATCAATCGGCAGTAGTCTTGACCCGTTGGGCGCCCAGGTGCCGCCTCGCAAATTCACCAACACGTTGGTTGGGACACCGTATCAGCCATGAGTGATCGCATCTATCCCATCGGAGCATCATCGTCGTATTCATCGACGCAGCGGGAGGACGTGATCCGTGGCGACAAGTGGCAACCGAATGATGACCTACTGACAACGCAAACGGGGTTAGTGGTGGGTGGCACCATCCCATTAGTGTTTTGCATGAGGCGCGGGAGTGCCGGCGGCGCTTGGATTAGCCCGCCTGCAACAGAAGCGCGGTTTTCTAATGACGCGGTCAATAGCGTTACAGCGCAGTATCACCTTGTCATCAGCGACAGCCAGATCGGCACCATTGGAGCGCAAGACGTTTATCAGGGGGTGACAAAGCGATCCACGTTTGAGCAGGCATATGGGCGACGTGCTGGCAGTTGGGTGCCAGGGAACCTCTTTCAGCAGAAGTACATTGCAGCGACTACTAGGAATACAATAGACGTGACATTCCCAGGGACGGCGACGTTTGGGTCTTCTGGTAGTCATGTCATTTACATGAACGTGAGCTGGGACAGGGTGGGCAGTGCGACTGGCACTGTCGCGGGCTTCACGTTTACGGCAACTTCTTCGGTGAATGGAATCTCGTATTCTCGAGATATCAGTTCGACCACCGCAACTGGTGTTCACCGTGCGACAGTACGGGAGACAAACTCATATCCCTACAAAACCCTTGCCGCTTCTAAGGTCTGCGGAACCGGTGGCACCTATGCAGGGATGTCAACGCTGAGTGTTGAAGGCAAAGGCACCGAGGCTGACCCCGTTGACGTTTGGCGGCAGCAGTTCCATGTGTTCGTCAGAGAGGGTGTCCGCGTTACGCGGCTGCTGGACGACACGGTAGGCGGTTCAAGCTTGTTTCCAGATTTGGCATACTGGCTGATTACACAAACTGCACAGGTTCCGAATCAGCTGATTGACAAGCCATCGTTTGTTGCCGCAGCGCAGTTCTGTCAGCGGAATGGCATCCACTTTGATGGGCTGCTGACCAGCCCAATGAACGTGCGCGAGCTGCTGACAGAGATGGCACCGCTGCACCTGTTGCGCGTGACGCAGATAGGCGGGAAGTATGGCTTGCGGCCGTTGCTGCCCGTTGACCAGTATGGAGCGATCACGACCAAGGCCGTTACAGCACAAGCAAGTTTTGACATCAGCAGCATCCTGCAAGGAAGCTACCGCAGGCAATATGTTGACTTGGCAGACCGTAAGCCGTTCGTTGCGCTGTTGGTCTGGCGTACTCAGCCTACCGATACGATCGGGGCGAAGATCACGACGGAGCTGCGGTACATAGGCAGCGCCACGAATGGCCCCTATGAGACCTATGACCTGTCAGAATTCTGCACTGAAGAAGAACATGCCGTTAAGGTCGGCAAATACATCTTGGCAAAGCGGCGGTATGTTACGCACCGCGTATCATTCGGCACTGCAAGTGCAAGTGCGTTAGGGCTTTCGCCAGGCAGCATCATCCGTGTCACGCTGGCAACAACAGACAGCTCAAGCACGGTCACGCGTAGCTACTACTACGAGGTAGATGAAGTTTCGCTGGCAGCTGATGGAATCATGTCCATTGCGGCTACGCATTACCCAGTGACAGCAGGAAACATCAGCCAGGTAACGGCTGATGTGCTTGGCGGCGAGTTTGCAACAGACACCACCCACCCACCGGGGACGGTGACGATTGGGGTCGTGACGGTGGAAGGAAGTGGGGCGTATGCAGACAATGACGTTGTGACGTTATCTGCATTCCGCAGCGGCAACTCATCAGACCATGTGTGGACCTGGACCGGACCGTCTGGCACAACCGCCCCTGTGGGAGCAACAGTCGGGAACACCCTGTCTTGGCAGTATGTCGCGGCAACTGATGCAGGCTCATATACGGCCACGGCCGTGTCTGGCAGTGCAACCGACAGCCCAAAGCAAAATAGCGCACGCGTGGATACCGAAGTTGAAGGCATTGGCGCGTTAGTGCTATCTGCTGCAGGCGGGACAACTACACCAGGAGATGGTGACTACGTTGCGCTTGTCGTACAACGGACTGGGACCGCCGACGACGTGACATACACGTGGAGCGGACCGGCTGGCACAACA